AGAAGAACGAGTGCGGAGGATATCATCACGGGGAATGCGAACTGCAGGGGATGTTCAAAAAATACAGATTCAATTTTAAGGGTAGAGAAGAGAATGTTAATCAAATTAATAAAAAAGATCTTCAACCGGCAGAAGGAAACTGAAGCGGAGAGAAGGCTGTTCGGATATTTAATGCTTGATGCGTTAACAAAGAAAAACGAGCGTGAAGAAGTTTGGGTCAGATGGCTGAAGTTGCAGCTCGAAGAAAGGGCGATGGAATCCGAAAGGATAAGAAGGATGCTGCAGATAAATCCGGGGAGTAGTTTAAATTAATGAAAAAAGAATACTGGCCGATAAAAAAGCTCAAAAACTGGAAGGACAATGTTGATAGCTTGTGAGAAATTAAATCGACGGTGCTTCATGATGGAACTTGATCCGAAGTTTGTGGATGTTATTTGCAGGAGATATTCTGATTACACAGGAAAGGGGGTTTTCGTTGATCGAAATGGATGTAAAGAAAAAGTCTCGTTTTGACAAAAAGCATGGGGGAAACAGAAAGCCCCAGACATTTAGATATTGTGCTGAATGTGGAGAATTGTTTGGCCCATTAGATCGGTTATCGAGGAAGTTCTGTTCATATAAATGCAAGGTTAAGGCTCAATCAACAGGGAGAAAAACATTTCGCAAAACTATTGCAATAGCAAAAGCTGCCCAAAGATTACTAGATTATTATATACGAACTGGCAAGATAAAAAGAGCAGAGAAGTGCGAAGAATGCGGTGCAACTAATAAAAAAATTGAAGGTGCACATTATGATTATACCAAGCCATTAAAAGTTAGATGGCTTTGTCGCTCATGCCATATAAGATGGGACAAGAAAAACCCAAAGAATGCGACAGTCATTGTAAAGCGATGGGAAAACTATGCGAAAAAGAAAGCGAAAAAAATCAACTAAATCAGCGAAATCGGCTGGTTTGCCTTATAAATTTGATGAGAATAAAAAGAAGGAAATCCTTTCATGTTTTGCCAATGGGTATGAAAAACATACTGATATCGCGCAATTAACTGGATTGCATAGACAAACTATTGGAGATTGGATCAGGGATGGATGGATTACTCAAGATGAGATATTCCGGGCCAGAAATGCAGCAAAGCTTAAAGCGCAAAAAATAGTATTCGATGTATTTGATAAATTTGATATAGACCGGGTCGGGGGTGATACAGTAGTTAAAACTGCATTATGGTGGTTAGAGAGAAAATATCCCGAAGAGTTCGCGCAAAAAATCGAGCAGCGGATCAAAGTCGAAATGGCGCAAAAAATAGTTATTCAAATATTAGAGGTAATAAAGCATGAAATTCCAGACCCCGCAATCAGACAGCGCATCGCAGACGGACTTAGAAAAATCTATAATATCTAAACTAATCTCCGGGCTGGAAAATAAAACTTCCAAACCGACCATATCCTTTCTGGAATGGATGTATGAAAATTATTTCATTGATGGTAAAAGATTCTCTCTTGAAGGATACGAACCGTTAGAACAAATTTACAAAGACGAACATCCGCATATGATCATTATGAAATCAGCGCAGTGTGGCGCCAGTGAGTACTGCATCGGATTCTCGTTCTATTTTCCTCTGCACTATTCCGAGAACGTATTTTATGGTATGCCGGCAAAGGATCAGATTAAGGATTATGTGCAGGGCAGGGTGGATCCCCGCATAGACGAATCAGTCCGATTACAGGAGCTGATCGTCTCGACTGACAACACTGACCTGAAGCGCGTTGGCATGAATTTTATCTATTTCCGCGGATCGCAGAACAGAAAGCAGATCAAATCTGTTGATGCCGGATGCCTTATTTTGGATGAGTTTGATGAGATGATTCAAAACCACATTTCGATAATGGAAAAAAGGCTGGGGGATTCACTTTACAAGATAAGAAAAAAAATCAGCGTGCCATCACATCTCGAGTATGGAATACACAGGGAGTGGCTGGGAAGCGACCAGCACGAATATCATCTGCAGTGTCCAACGTGTAAACAATGGCAGATTCCGGCATGGGATAAGAACATATGGCCTGCGCCGACCCGGGAAAGAAGCGCAAAGACGCCGGACAAGGTAATGCTCATATGCTGTCATTGTAAAACAGAGCTGGATCGCAAAAAGCCCGGCAAATGGATCGCGATGAATCCGGAAGCAGAAAAAAGAGGTTATCGGATATCGAAGCTGATCATGCCGAAGACGGATTTGCGCGAGCTCTGGATCGAATACCGGGACACGATAAACCTGCAAGACTTTTACAACGGAAATCTTGGGCTGCCGTTCGCGGCCGAAGGCGGGAAACTGGACGATCAGATATTGAACGCTTGCAGAAGAAGTGAAGAAGAAGACAAAGAGTTTAAGAAAATCGAACGTTTGGACAACTGCACAATGGGAGTGGACATAGGGAATAAGATAAACGTCCGGGTGTCGAAAAAGATCAAGGGAAAGAAAGAAGCGGTGTATATCGGGACGATGAAAGAATTCGAGGATCTGGATAGGTTAATGAACAAATACGACGTCCGGCGTTGTGTGGTTGATGGGCTTCCGGAGACACGGGAAGCGACGAAATTCGCGGAGCGTTTCCCGGGCCGGGTATTTCTCGCTTATTATCAGCTCAATGATCCGCACAAGACGTTCGAATTCAAGAAAAAAGAAAAAGGCACAAAGGCTATGAAGGTATTGATAAACAGGGTCAGGGCAATGGACGAGACAGCGAACAGGTTTATTGAGAGACTAAACCGGATCCCGCGTGATGCGAACCTGATCCCCGAATATTATGACCAATTGAAGGCGCCGCAAAAGGTAAAGGTGGTTAACAAAAGCAGCGGAAACGAGGAACACAAATACGTTGAGAACAATAAGCCGGATCACTATTTTCACGCGGAGGTATACGATGACGTTGCTGATCAGAAAATTCAAGGCAACGTAGAATTTTTGTAGATTTGATTGACAAGGCAGCGGTAATTAACGATAATTGAATCGTAAGAAGTTTTTTGCCCATAAGTGAAAGGGGGGTCTAAAATTTTACGGAGGATGATTCATGGGATTTTTAGGCAACCTTTTCGAGACAGTCAAACTGGCCGCATATCTCTCCAAAAAGGGATTTAGGGCGATCGAACAATGGCCCACCGACGAAGAACCCGCCAACGAATTTTCAGACGCGAGATCATATCTGAAAGCCGCCCAGATGATCACATGGGTGAACGTCTGCAACTCATTAATCGGAGAGGATGTGGGCGCGGCCGCGGGTGTGGTTTATGACAAGAAAAACAAACCGGTAAAAGACGAAAGGTTGCAGAACTTATTTGAACATCCGAACCCCTTCCAGACCGCGTTCGAATTCAAGGAAATGATGTCATGGTATCTGCTGCTTGCCGGAAATGCTTACATCTGGAAGGTCAGGAATAGTAAGTATGATGACATGAATGGCCAGCCCAGCGAGCTTTGGCTTCTTAATCCCTCTTTGATGAGCCCGAAAATAAACAAGAAAACCTGGAGAGTCGAAGGATATAAATTAAGAGTTCAATTGGATGAGGTAATTTTGCCGGTCGAGGATATTGTCCACTTGAAACTGCCGAATCCTCTTAATTCATTTGTCGGCATGGGGAAGATCCAGGCGAATGAGGTTCTTTACAACACTGAAAAGGCGGCACAGCATTACAACTGGAGGTTCTTCGACAAGGGCGGGCAGCCCGCGATAGCATTGACGTCGGAGGGCGACGTGTCCAAAGATCAAAGAGATGAGCTTCACGAAAGATTCAAAAGATATCAGGGATATAAGCGCGCTCACGGGATGATTATTCTTTCAGGAGGAATGGATATCAAGAACATCGGACTTTCGCAAAAAGATATGATGTTTATTGAGCAAAGGAAGTTCACCCGGGAGGAAATCCTGGCCATTCACAAGGTCCCGCCGTCGAAGGCCGGCATATTCGAGTATGCGAACTACGCGAACGCGAAAGAGCAGGACGCGTATTACTGGGACGGGGCGATAGATCCGTTGCTGAGAAGGATCGGCGAGGCGTGGACAAGGGGGATCGTGTGGGCGTGGAATAAGGAATGGAAATATAAATTTGACAGCGTGATAAGGAAGGATATCGAGCTTGATCAGAAGATAGTAAACCAGAGAATAGAGAACGGAATGTATAGCCCGAACGACGCGCTGGAATATGTCGGAGAGGAAAGAGTCAAGAATATTCCTGCGATGGATGAGCACTATATGAAGCTGAACCTGATACCGATATCTATGGCCGGAACACCTGAGCCGCCGGAAAAGGGATTCGGGACGGAAACGAAGGCGACCAGGTTGCAGCTCTCGATATTGAGGATGGCTAGAAATGCGCGGCGCAAGGCCGGCAAGGCGATCAGAAAAGAGATGGAGGGCTTTTTCGGCGGACAAGGAAGCGAGATCGGAAAAATCTTTGACGAAGTTTTTAGAAAAAGAGCTGTTAAAGACGATGATATGCCGACTAAAGAGGAAATCGACGAATTTATTTGGAGAATTAAAGAGGAAATTTTCGAGAAAACTGCGGATGGGAAAATAAAGAACTCGATCAAGAAGGGGCATACATCGGTCATGGTTCAGGCAATAGAAGATCTGAACGAAGTAATGAGAACAGAGGTTGATCCTTCAACCGCCAATCCGCAGGTGACTGCGGGAATCGGTAGATTAGGCAGAAAAATTACGCGCGTAAATAATACGACCAGAGACGATATTGAAAAACAGATTAGAGACGGAGTCGACGCCGGGGAGTCGATATCTAAGCTGAAAAAGCGCATTGAATATGTTTACAGCAAGGCGAGAGGATACCGGGCGGAGATGATTGCCCGGACCGAATCGTCGAGGGCTTATGATCAGGGATCCATTTTGAGCTACAAGGATGCGGGGATTAAGTTTGTAGATGTTATCGGGTGCGAATGCGATCATGCTCCGTGCAATCAAACTCATATTCCGATAGAAGAAGCGGATGGATTGGACTTTCATCCAAATCATAGCGGATGTCTGGTTCCTGAATTATAGTGGTTGCATAATTGTTTTTCTTGTGTTAAGATATTAACATGAGAAAAATTAACCTTCCCGAAAATGATATTATAGATTTATATCAATCCGGTTTTTCAACGAGAGAAATTGGCAAAAAGTTTAATGTAAGTAA